CAAAGATGTATCAGGCAATCGCAAAGAGTGCTTATGCGTCTCAACCACATGCTATTCCTTGGGAGAAAGAAGCATACTGGGCAGGTCACACTGAGGGTATGACTGCTGCAGCACTTGAATCTTGTGCAGCAGGAACGATGTGGACTGATTATGAACCTACGCCAATGACCCGTGAATGGTTAGTTGAAAATGGATTCATTGCTAAATAATATCATTCGCTGCAGATAGCGAACAAAAACCACCCAAGACAAATCCTTTGAATTAATCCCCTCTAAGTCTTATAATGTAGGGGTTTGTTGTTGGAAAACTATTCTTACATATGACACATTTAACGAGAGATGTGTTAATCAAGAAAATCGTTGCCGATGAAATGGTCGGTCTCGGTGGAACTGATTACCTCCAAAACTTAAAAAGTGCATATCACAAATGGGAACATCAAGGCAGTGATGTTCTTTGTCAAAGATACAATCAAATAAACGATACAAATATCTCTGTAGAAATTCTTGACCCCTAAATAAAGCTGCCTTGTACGCAACCAATGCCAGAAGAAGTTAAGAAGGACGAAGTTAAAAAGGAAGAACCGAAAAAGAAGAGTGCTCTTGAAAAACTGAAGGAAAAAGCAGGTGACTCTGAAGAGCATCTTGCAATTCTTTCAACCTTTGTTCGTTTAGGTATTCTGGTTTGGTCTGGTGGAATTTTAACATTGAACTATGTTACTATTCCTGGTTTCCCACAAGGAAAGATTGATCCCACGTTTATAGCTAGCGTTTTTACTGGAGTTTTAGCTACCTTCGGGGTTCAGACTGCTAAGAACAAAAATGGTAACGGTAGTAGTGCCCCTTCTGGTGGTGTGAGCAAATCCGACCTGGAGAAACTAATCAATGCAGCCGCTCAAACTGCACCTGCTCAAACGATTAGGATTGAACAAGCACCACTCCAAATCGGAGGAAATCCACCAGCACCTCAAGGACCAGCAAAATCTGACGACACCTACAAGATGTAATGTTATGAATATGAAGTGGGCGACATTGACAGTGGGAGCATTATTTGGATTTGCTCATATTGGAATTCTTGGACATATTCTTACCAAACCACAATATCCTGTAATTAATTTTCCAGATGGTGATTATTCCTCATTTACGGTTAAATCTGGAAAAGATGGTTATCATATTGAATATAAGGCAAACGATCCTACTGTATTAGAATCAACTAGATCTTTGAATGTTGATAAAGATAAACGTGGTTTATTTGGTCCTACTACTGAAATGCGTCGTGAGTTCCGCAATGATCAATACACGATGGACGGGACTCGTAATATAGGAGGTGCTGTAGACTCTGAGGGAAAGTCCCTTGCAAAAAGCGAAGAGTGTATCAGGGCGGACGCTGGAGCACGGTCACAAGGTGCAATGGCAGGGACCGCAATTAGTGCTGGTGTAGTAGTGCCTGCTGTTGCTAGTATTCCTTATATTGGATGGTTAGCATCTGGTTGGGCATTATTGCTAGGACAGAAGGCAGGAGAAACTATTGGATCTGAAGTTGGTTCTTCATTCAGTGATTGTTAATGAATTTATTTCTTCGTCCTTTAGAAGATCCTAACGGAGTAACGTGGAGTATTATCTGGTCATTGGTAATACTTCTTATTGGCGTTTCTTATTACATATATACAATTATGAAACTGGCTTACCAGGAGTTAGAAGATGCCAAATCAAATTCAGATGAAGGACGCAGAACAGGATCAGGAGATAGTACTTCTGAAACATCGCATTGAAGAGTCTGAACAAAAATCTGAAGAACTTCGTCAAAGAGTTCGTAAACTTGAAAGGTGGGTCTGGGGTGCTGGTGCTGTTATATCAGCAGTAATTACAATTATCGGATTAGCAATGGCGGCAGACGCCAAGGAGATGAATTATGGGAGCAATGACCCCACCAAGCAGGAAGTCGTGTTACAACTTTCGTGTAGTTGAAATCAACAGAGTTGTTGATGGAGATACCATTGATGTTACAATTGATTTAGGATTTGATCTTTTTAAAAAAGAGAGAGTCAGAGTTGCTGGTGTTGATACACCAGAAAAACGTACAAGAGATCTTGAAGAAAAGGAATTAGGTTATGATGCAACAAATTGGATTAAAGAACATCTTGACTCAGCTATTGCTGGAGAAGAAGATCTTGTTATCCGAACTGAGCTTGTGGGTGGAATGGGCAAGTACGGCAGACTCCTTGGATGGTTGTACATTGGAGACCAAGAAACTTCCCTTAATGAGCAAATGATTGAAGAAGGTTATGCCTGGGCATATGATGGAGGAACAAAACAGAAAAACTTTGAAGAACTAAGAGAAATTCGTCGTACCAAAGGTACGTTAATCTAATGCAAAAAGTAATCAATGTACTCGCACTTGCGTCTTTTGCTGTATCTGGTGCCATCGTTGCTGGTGGTGCTTATGTATATCTTAACAAAGATGCAATGATTGAAAGTGCTAAAGCAGCAGCAACTAAAGCAGCAACCGAAGCAGTTGCAGGAGCACTCCCTGGAATGTTAGATGCTGCCATGCCTGAGATGCCTGAAGTAACTGGTGGTGCAATTGGTGTGCCTGGTGGTGGTTCTGCTCTTCCTTTCTGAGAACTCTATGAGACCTGATATATAATGCAGTTATTATATTGATATGACTGTATCTAAACCTAGAAGAAGAACTAAACCTCAGGGTGATAATAGATTTTTTCTTTATGTAATGTTCTATCACTTCTTCGGTGGACTTGCTGGTATTTTTAAAGATGATTGATGGCAGAAATCCCTGAAATTAGAGTCCGATCTGTGGATGTTCCACGGGTTCCTGATTATTTGATGGCACCACCACAGGCAATTCCAAATTCTGTTCCTGTTACGGTTCAGATAGGATTTCCTGTGGTGGATCTTCCTGGTTGTGTTGAATCACATGAAACAAAGAATGCTAAAAATAATCAAATTAAGAATGATGATAGGAGGGGAGTTTTAACTTTTTGTGATGGACAAATCCCATCATTCAATCCAATAAATTTTAATGAGGAAGTAGAGTTACCAACTCCCAAACCATCTATTCCTCCATATAAGGCACCAGAACTTCCTGGAGTACCAGAAATTCCTAAAGATGCCATACCAAAACCAAAAAAGGAAGAGGTGCCTTGTCCTGGTCCTAATGCACCTAGGATAGGTGATGTAGCACAAAATAAGAAAGAGAAGGTTTCTGGATTTGAATTGCAGACTGTAAATGGTCAGCAGATATGTGTAACTCTCTACGAACCAATTTCATTTACAGAGCAATATCTACCAGCACCACAAGTTGTAGCAACAACTGCTGGTATTGCTGCTGTCGCAACTACATCTGCTTTATTAGCAAAACCAGTAGCAGACCTTTTACTTAAGGTAGTAAAACCACTGGTAAAGAAAACAATTAAAAAAATTACTGCCAAGTTGGGTAAAAAACAAAAAGTTTTGAGTGTATCTGAGAGGAAAGAAGTTCAGAGAGAACTATCTCAGGCAGTTAGAATTATGAAAAATATGAAGAGATAATTATTCGATTGCACCACCAAGGTCTTCTGCTTTCCTTGATGTTCTTGTAGGTTTAGGAATAGTATGAACGTGTGGTTTAATATGATTTACGTTCTGAACTACCACGTCTGCACATATTTTATAATAAGGACTTCTTGGATGAAAAGTTATTCCCTCCTTTATCAACTGGCCACAATTTTTGAGCCTGGCGATCTCAAAATCTAATCTCTTATTGGCTGCTGCCTGTCTCATTAAATCAATGTTTGCCGCGGCCGCTTCTTTACATTGATCTTGTAAAGTCTTATCTAATGGTGAACTCCAAGTCATAGAGAAACCAATACTTAAATTATAATTATCCTTCTGTCCAGTTCTTACCGGAACTTTATATAAAATATCGCCAGGATTGTCTGGTGCGCCATCCCCGATTGCTTCTCCATCATCATCAAAATCTCCGGACAAATCTCTCATATCATAAACATTATCATAGTATTGTCCCTGAAATGGTTTTTGGGCGGATACTGCTCCTGTTACATACGGCGTAAAGTTCATAGTGGGACCTTGACACTGGATCCCTCCGCCGTAAGTATTAGTGATATATGGGCCTTGTAAAACCTGAATTGCCTGATTAGTGACTGAGCCTGAACTATTCGCCACAGGCGCAGCAGTCGCACTTACACCTCCGACTTCCGCACTTGCAGGTAGGGCATTCGCAATACTTGTTAGACATAAGATTACTGGGAGAAAATACTTGTTGTAGTTGTTATACTTTCTACTTCTGTCGTCCTTTGGATAATCGTCTGGTTGCTTAATCCTGGGCCTTGATAGGTTTCCGTGAACTGGAAGGCATTTCCAGGATTTGTTTGTGTAAAGGATGGTTTGCTCGTCACACCTGTCCATGTTGAAGTCACTCCGTCAATAGTTACTGTATTTGTTCCAGTTCCAGGTGAAAGATTTCCTGATGCTGTAACTCCACTTCCTGTAGCAGAATATTGATATCCTGTATTATAATCCATCGAATTGATGGTTTCAACAACTTTAGATTTGGTCTCAGTTGTGCTGGTCATTGATCCCTGAGTAAAATTTGGGACCACTGGAACTGCATTTGCAGCAGTCCCTTGCAATACACCAAGAATCAACCCTAAACCGATTGCTTCCTGTAATCTAGTCATTGTTATTTAACCTCAGTCAATAACCGTGATTTCCGAAACGAATTGTCCTATTGCCGTAGAACCAGCTCCGCCAGCCGTCACCGTAAGAACATTTGCCGAGGTTACAGTACCAGCAAGATCACCAGTAGTACCAGCAGTATAAGATGTCTGACCCGTCAGATTACCAACAGTTCCTACAGTAGGAGCACTAGTTGGGATTGCATCAGCCTGGGTATAAGATTGACTGAAGGAGAATGCTGCTCCAGGAGTATCCTGAGTTGCTGCAATCGTTCCTGGTGAATAAACACCATTAGTGATAGTACCAGCAGAAACTGTGTTTGCAGTTGATCCGTCCGTGGTGTCAATATTTGTTCCGGAAATACTGAACGATGAACCAATTCTTGATGCGGTAGTTTTTGCAGCATCAACTGAAAGTTGAACACTTGATGCATGTTTGCTAACCAAACCACCTGCATTTGCTACAGAAGTGGTCATCAAAACCATACCAAAAGCAAGTAATGCTTTTTTCATAAATTTGTAGTATAATTCTATGGCTTTATTTAGTATTGGGTAAATTGTATCATAACGTACTAGACAAAAATATATTTCCAAGTTTTGTATGCTCATGCATTCCACAGATTGATATGATGTCTGTACTTGAAGAGGCATATGTTATTGAAAATAGATATCCATCAGAAGAAGTATCTAATGAGGGAGGATATCATTCCCCAACTTTTGTGGGAACTTCTTTTTCTTCATTATATGATGTTGTTAAACAGTTTTCTAACGATGTCCTTCAGCAAAAAAATCTTGGATTGACTGTAGAAAATATTGAATATTGGTGTAATATCAATAAGTGTTATAACTATAATGTAATGCATTCTCATGGTCGTGCTGATTTAATTGGCATTTACTACGTTAAAGTTCCTCCACAATCTGGACAATTTGTAGTTTTGAGAAATGATGGATCGCAATATTGTAATCTTTACGAAAACCGTAATGACATGTTAGAATATATTACCGAACCTGAAGAAGGTCGGTTGTATATTTTACCTGGACACTTTTGGCACTATGTAACTGGTAACAACAGTAAAGAAGATAGAATTTCAATCTCATTTAATATCTACACATGATTAAAAAATTTGCAGAACTTCTTGGTATCTCTAAAGAACAACCAAAAATGGAAGTAGAAACTCAAACTACACTTCTTCAGAAAAAAGCAGGTACTTATAAAGAAAAGAAAGAAGAAGGGGAAGCATTTAAACAAGATGCTATCAATTATTACACAGGTGTTCCTGCTCCTGCATATTTGGAGGATGATCCCTGGTTTGGTCCTGCTCCCAATTTAACTGAAAAGCAGCAAGATTATATGGAGCAAGAAACGCTAATCAAGCAACAGGAAGAACAGGAACGTTCTGAAGATACTTGCGAATCACACGATATTCATGCTAAGATGTACGAGATTGCAACTCAGAACTGGACCACCGTAGCGGAAACCCAAGGCGGTTCCGAAAACTTTCAAGAAGGTCCTGGTGGTTGGAATTCTGGAACTGGTTTAGCACAGTTTTAACGTTGACAATCTACGCCCTGTAGTGTAGAATACTTTTATGATTTTAGAAACCATTTTGGCATTAACGCCACTTGATTATGATCATCTTGCTCGTGCCGTTCAGGTAGAAGCAGCACCCAATACTCGTGATGAGTTTTGTGTTGCTGTTTCAATTTTGAATCGTGTTCGTTCTCCGCATTTTCCAAATACGGTAGCGGATGTTGTTTATGCGCCTGGACAGTATGAGGGATTCCGCTTTTGGAATCCTGTAGCAAAGAAAAGTGTTGTTGAGCGTCTCAAGAAAAATGAGAACTTGCTTGCAGCATACTCGGTGATTGGTGATCGAACTGATTTCAAAGGTCAATCGCAACTCCCATATAGAATTATATCCGAGGATCCAATGTGTGATCCAAAGGGAAACTTCTTCCATTATCATTGGCAGGGGTGACCCTCCTTGACTCAATAGCTCAGCTGGATAGAGCAACTGCCTTCTAAGCAGTCGGTCGTAGGTTCGAATCCTACTTGAGTCGTTTGTCTTCTTACTATGGACCCAGTTAAAATATTACTTCTACTATCTGAATTAGAAGGCAGTTCTGCTCATTTGGGCAACTTGGGTTTTGAAGAGGACAAAGAAGTTCTTAACGAAATGAAGGGTAGGTACTACAAACTATACTTCAAACTCTGTAAAGAACAAGGGAGAAATCCCTACGGATAATCCTCTGTAGCTCAGCGGTAGAGCCGACGACTGTTAATCGTCTGGTCGCAGGTTCGAATCCTGCCGGGGGAGTTAGGAACTTGAGACGTTCCAACCAAGGTGCTCATCGGTTCGGATATACCGAAACCCTGTAGGTGAGGGTAAACCCCCTTGGATATTCACAACGGAAATTGTGTCTTACTCCATTACAAACTGTCAGAATGTTGGGTTGAGTGCCCCGTCCTCAATCAGGCGCTTGGTTGAGAAACACATTCGGATAAGTGTAATGTATTATATAAGACCATGGAGTAATCCTAAACTACAGGTTGGTTCACCTGTATTGCCTCCGTAGCTCAGCTGGTAGAGCAGGTCTTTTGTAAAGATCAGGTCGCAGGTTCAAGTCCTGTCAGAGGCTTGACAATCTGAAATGATTGTTATATTATAGGTTCATCCGTGTGAAGGATGTGTCTGGGGATTAATCCCCACCACCTGCGGGTGTAGTTCAGTGGTAGAACGTCAGCCTTCCAAGCTGAATGTCGTCGGTTCGAACCCGATCTCCCGCTTTCTGGTTAACCGTAAAACCAGAATTTATACCTAGTATAAATATTACACCTTTTGAAGATTTACAACAAAAGGTAACAACAGGGAGTTGTCGATTCCCTTTCCATCTGCGGGTAATCATTCCGCAAGTAAAAAACGAGGTTTAAACAAATGATCAAATCTGTATTCGCAGCAACTGCTGCTCTGTCTATGTCCGCAGGCGCTGCCCTTGCAGGTCCCTACGTCAACGTGGAAACGAATGCCGGTTGGGTAGGCGACGATTATTCCGGAGCAACCACAGATCTTCATATTGGCTATGAAGGAGAAGTTGGTGCTGCCGCATACTACGTCCAGGCGGGTCCAGCAGTCGTTTCTGTTGATGGTCAAGAGTCCGAAACTCAATTCTCTGGTAAAGCAGGTCTTGGCGTTCCCGTTAGCGATGCTATCGGAGTGTATGGAGAAGTTTCCTTCCTGACTGCAGACGATAAGGATGATCTGGGTCTTGGCGGTAAGTTGGGTGTTAAGTACAACTTCTGATCCCATTTTTCTAGTTAATAAGGATATCCTAACAACCTCCCTAAAGGGAGGTTTTTTTATGGTTTAATTTGGATTAACCATGTTAAAATAGTAAGGTCATTTGACAAAACCGATGAAAAAGTATTTAAGAGCATTCTTAAATCCAATAACTCAGATTAATATAATGATTCTGGGTTTTTTAATACTTGTTCAGGTTATACATACCAGAGCACATCATACTCTAGAGACTGATGTCCATGGGCATGTTCATAGAGCACTAAAAGCAAACCCAGAAATGGCACGATCTACCTGCTACGAACTTGACTAATGAAGAAGAAAGTAAAAAAAATGATGGAATGGTTCTATGATGAATCATATAGAGGAGGACAAAACATTGCAGAATGCAAAAATCTTTATGATCTTGTAGAAAAACTGCAGTGTCGTCTAGAAGATGTGGAAAATGATTATCTGCACTTATGTCGTGAAATTGCTATACATCGACGTGAAATTGGTAGATTACAAGGTATACTAGATACGTTAGAATCTCGGTTACCTGATGAAGATTAATCTGTGGTATTCAAAGAGTATGTCTCAGTGGCGTTGGACACTTGTGGAAGAGTGGAGAAACGGCGTCACTAAGACCGAACAACACTCTGGACAACAACCGATGTTGCGTGATGCAATGGAAGATGTTGCCAAAACTGTAGAGTATATGTTAAAATATGAGGAGAAGGGCGATTAGCGCAGCGGTAGCGCAGCTGCTTTACACGCAGTTGGTCATTGGTTCGAATCCGATATTGCCCATATAAATAGATGTGGAAAGACTTCTGTGAAGGAAGGAACACATTATAAAAACATGGATAATGTTAAAATAAGATGCCGCTCCTGTGGTAAGGAGTTAATTGGGCATCCAAGTAGGACTGTTTGTTGTGGTTGCCCAAATATGACAACTATTCGTGGAGATAGAATCTCTGCAGTTGACTTAGGTCAAGTTATCATGTTAAACTCTTATACAAGTAAAAAAGAAACCGTTCTTACTCAGCAAGATATTGAGTGGCAAGAACAAAGAAGACAACGCAAAGTTCGTAAAATGAATTTTGAAGTTCGTTAGGAAACTCACACATTAGTGCATGATTAGAAGTACTTACTATAATAGCTAGTATGTATTTTAAACTAAAACAAATGGACAAAACATCCTATGAAAATTGGGTGAGAGTCAAAGAATCTTTAGAAGAGTCAGGAAGTACGGACAATTTCTATTATAGGAGAGCTTGTGCTATAGTATCGGGAGGACCCGATCCAATGGAAAATCTGCCCAATGTCGCACAGGATGGATCAAATTAAACCAGCTCACTATGTCACTCGCGAAGAGTGTCAGGAGATGATAGATGCTGCAATAAGACAACATAATCGTAATGCTTCAATTATTTCAATGTGTGTTGGATGGGTTGTTCTTGCACTTTTTGCTGAGGGTTTACTTCGACTCATCGGCGTGATTGATCCAATTTTTCCCTGGTTAAAAATCACACTACAGTCTTAAATGAACGCTGACGAAAAAAGAGAGTTCTATAAAGGACTCCGCGAGCGCATCAAACAACTTAGAATAGAACACTTATTTGAAGAACCTTGTCCTTTATATGAGGATACAGATGAAGAAACTTAATACGTTTACATTAAATATCACAGTTGCTATCTTAAACTTCCTGTATCAAGGTCGTCACTTTCAGAGATTCTGGGTACTTGAGGAGATAGCACGGGCACCATACTTTGCTTTTTTAAGTGTGCTTCACTTACGTGAATCATTAGGTTTGCGTGGACAGTGGCACATTTATTTGATGAAACAGCACTTCGAGCAATCGGTCAATGAAACAGAACATCTGGAAATCATGGAATCTAGGGGCGGTAATGCTTATTGGATTGATCGCTTTTTTGCCAGACACCTCGTACTTGTCTATTATTGGATCAACGTGGTTTATTATTGGTTATCTCCTCGCGCTGCTTACCATCTCTCCTACGAAATAGAACTTCATGCTATGGAAACCTATGCAAAGTATCTTGCAGAGATTGATGGATCTGATATAGATATATGCAGTGTGATGAATGATGAATTGCATCACGCTCAAGAATTGTATGAGGCAATGAATATCATTGATCCTGATCATTTAACAGTAAGAGAGGAAAATCGCAAACCATTTCCACCGGATATAAGTGATTTAAGTTCAGTAAAATTAGTATCATCAGTAGAACAACAATGAAAGTAGGAATTATTGGTTTAGGTAGAATGGGTGAGGGTATGTCCCGCCGTATGATGAAAGAAGGTATTGAAGTTTGGGGTTATAGACGAAATTATGAAAAAGCACAAGAGGCATTTGAAAAGGGATACGTAAGTGGAGTTGCTACCACTTTAGAAAATCTTGTTCAGATAGTTAAAACAGATGGAAAGATGTATACCAGTGGTGGTGAAGTTCCTGGTATTTTTCAACTTGTTATTCCTGCAGAATTAGTAGAGGACACATTAAATGAGTTACTACCATTACTTGGCGACGGGGATATTATTATTGATCATGGCAATAGCAACTTTAAGGATTCTAGACGGAGAGCAGAAAGGCTTGCTAAGTTGGGTATCCAATATCTTGACTGCGGTACTAGTGGTGGAGTTTACGGTCTGGAGCGTGGATACTGTCTTATGGTTGGTGGTGCAACTGGAGCAGTATCTGTCTGTGCCCCCATTTTCAGGGCACTTGCACCTGGTATTACCGCTGCAACCCGCACAGACCCCCGCACTAGGGCAACCAGTGCTGAGTATGGTTGGTTACACTGCGGAGGTCCTGGAGCAGGTCATTTCGTAAAAATGGTTCACAACGGAGTCGAATATGGAATCATGCAAGCGTATGCAGAAGGGTTTAATATTCTCCATCATGGTAATCTTGGTTCCAAATATGTTAAGGAAGGGGATGCTGAGGTTGCTCCGATGGAAAATCCAGCAGACTATCAATATGATGTTGATGTTGTTGAAGTTGCTGAGCTCTGGCGTCGTGGTTCTGTTGTTGGTAGCTGGTTACTTGACCTTACCGCTGATGTATTACGGCATGACCATGACCTTAGCAAGTTCGATGGGGGAGTATCAGACTCTGGTGAGGGTCGTTGGACTCTCCACGCTGCTGTGGATCTTGGTGTACCCACACCTGTTATCTCTGCCGCACTATTTGAACGGTTTAATTCTCGCAGA